TTGTCTTCACAAGGTTGAGTACATCAATACCTTGAGATGCAGCAAGACGTTTGATAGCTTCCTCAGGGTTGAGGTAGCGCATCAGGTTGTCAGGTCCAAGGGTCTGGGCAATGGTGCTGATAAAGGTGGTGAGAGACTCACGATCTTGACCACGACCAAGAGCGTTGATGCCAGCCACAATGGTTGGCCTGACGATCTCCTTAGGAATCCTTGGCAGCTCACCAGAGCGTTGCAGGACAAGGAGCTTACGATTCAGATATGGAATCAGGAACTCAACAGTCAGCAGGGAGAACAAGCCTCCAAGCTGTTGCTCAAGTTCAAGTTGAGTCAGACGAACTTCTTCAGCAGTAGTCCGCTCCGACTGACGAACAGTGAGGACAAGGAACGCTTCGGAGATCCGTCGTTCCAGCGTTGCCATCATGTTGGCAGCTGTACTGAAGTCAGCGGTCTTGCCAACCTGTACGACACCAATATCTTCAGGCCGTCCTTGAATAATCGCACCGTTGCCTGCCTGGGCCAGCGTCTGGGCTTTGGTCGTGCTTGAGGGTGATACCACGAAGACGACCTTAGCGGCTGCTGCAGAGCCTTCTGTGAGGGCCTGAGCCAGTGCATCTAGGGACCGTAGATCACCAAGGAACTCTTCAACTCGACCCCTGCCGTAGTTCTCACCGTCGACAGAGTTGAAGCGAAGGACCAGCCAAGGGCTTGCTTCCTTTGGTGCTTTGGATTCAGACCCAGGAACCTTCTTGTCAAAGACTTCCTGGTGCCAAATCCAACGGTTGTTGTCGAGACGAACGTGGGTGTAGACCTCAGCGTCATCTCCGTTGTATGAGCCACCGCTATCAATACCAGTATTGGGTTGACGGCCCACAGCCTCAACCATTTCCTTAGATAGCAGCTTTTTGTTGATCAGTTCTTTGGTAACGATCTCAATGATGTTACCGTTGCCATCTCTTTCAACGACATAGCGGTTGAGCGGGTAATGCTTCAACCCATCCTTACCCATAAAGACAAGAGCGTTCCCCCCGACAACAAGGTGCTTAAGGGCTTGGTGAACAGTGACTCGATCACTGGATGCAGCAATCGAATCCATCACCATACGTTCCATTTTGGCAAAGCTCAGATCAAGTTCAGATCGGACTTGTGCAGGCAGGTCAGTGCCCAGCTTGTCGTCACGAACTTGAAGCTTGAAGAACGTAGTTTGAGGTGGCAGGAGAGACAGCATGAGTTTGGCTGCCAATGTGACTACCGCCTTTGCACCTACGCTTTGCCAAGGTTGCTTAAGGATTTGATGGGTGATCCGTGTCTCGTCACGTTGGATGAGATACGGAAGCGTTAGCTCCGAACAACGCACTGCAGTTTCAAGAAACTGAGAACGGTAGGTAGAGAGTTGATCGTACCGACTACGTGCGTGCATTTATTCAACCCATATTGGGACCAGAACCACTACCGCTGTTCCCGGTATTCAGGGGAATCCGGAGAGAGGCGATGCCCCTGCTTGCGTCAATGGTTGTAGATTTACGAGTCTTTTTACGACGCACCCCTTGGTTGTCTGACAGTTGTGCACCAGTGTCAACCGGAGGCGGTGTGTACTTAGGCTTCATAGCCTCCAGCGTGGCAGCATTGCGCTGCTCTTGTTGACGCATTGCTTCTTCGTAAGCAGCAGCTTGACGTGCTGCAGCTCGCTTAGCTTCTTCTTGAGCGTGATGAGCGTTGTTACCACCACACATGTTCTTACTCCTCTTCAGTAATACGAGATTTAATGAGTTCAACCACACTGCGCTGACCAGCTCGATACATGATCTGGTTCAGCGGTAGATCAGGTTGTGGGTTAAAAGGTGGAAATTGATCTTCTAATTCTTCTAGAAGTTTCTCTACAGTCAGCCCAAGGTTAAGCGTACTGCGGGAGGTTTGGATTTGCATGTTCAAAGAACGCTGGCATCCGTGCTCGCTTGGTCTCGGAAAGCTCAGGAGCTTTTCCCTCGTACATCAGGCGATCACTGGCATCCAGCCAAAATTTTTTATTCAGATATTTGTTTGACTCCACCCCAGAAAGGGGTTGCATCACCCAATTGATAGTTGCTTTACGGAGCTTGTCAAGAGAAGGACTCCAATCAAGATTGAGCTCCCTACACACAAGACTATTTGTAGCCACGTGTACTTGTTCATCACGACTAATATCTGCGCTTACAGTCCTCAATCCAGCGTCACCGTTGAAACGGAAAAAGGGAAGTAGGACGAAGAAAATTGCACGCTCGGCAACCATTGCTTTGAGGACCGTGTGATCTGGATGTTCAATCCATGCATCCCGAAGTCGGATGGCTTCGGATTCAGCCTTCTCATCCACGCCCAAAGCGTTGGCGATGTAACCGAGCGCAAGGTCATGCTTTTCCTCGTCTTTGATGTTGGATCGTAGGAGGTCCACTGACGCTGCAGGTACTTCATTTTTCAGTGCTTCATCAATAAAGTCACCCACAGGCAGCTCCATATGACGGATCGCCAATGCACGGTAGATGGTTTCTTCAGCACCCTCTACGAGCTTGCCTGCAGTTGTTTGGACAGGGGTCCAAGTTCTTTTACGGTTGAGTAGTTTTTGATAGGGGTTCATTCGCCGCAATTACAATCAGGAGCAGGATCATCATCTCTGTCATAGAGAATCGACTCCAGGTAATCGTCCACTTCTGACTCCTCCAATGCCGCATAGGCGCTGGTCTTATCTTGGGTATCACTCATGACCTGAAGCGAGTAATAAAGGGAGGTCTGCGGAGATTGCAGCCACTCTTCAATAAACGCTTCGTCATAGGTGATCACATCAGACCAACTATTGAAGCTGTAACCGTGAAGAAGTCCCGTAGCCTCATGCATCCTCATGATGCCATCAGCGACTTTCTTGTAAGCCTCCCAGCCAACTTCTGACGCGATCTCAACAGGACCGTAGTCAAAGCTCTGGACGCCAAATGTACCGCTATCACGGTCCACATGGCGGGCAATAGGAGGTGCAATTTCAGGGCAGGTGGTGTACCCATCAAGGTCCGTATAGCGGTAGCTACAGGACGCTGTAGGAGCAATAGCAAAGGCTCGCTCCATGTTGTTCACCTTGGCCACTTGAGCAGCAGCTTGGATAGCGGCGTACAGCTCGTGAGCAAGGATTGATGCTGGGGTTTGAGGGTGTGCTTGCTTGGTGTTGATTGCTTCCAAGGCTTCCCCAAACTCCTTGTACGTCACACCGGAGCGACGGAGCAGGTTAGCCAGTCCGAGCACTCCCAGACCGACCTGGCGATCCGTCTCCGGAGGGAGGTACTCTCCGCTAGATCCAACGCCTGTTTGTCCGTGAAGGGCGCACAGCTGGGACATTCCAGTGACAAATGCACTTTGAATGTCATTGAGTTCACACTGGCCGAGGTTGACATGTTGCAGTAGACAGGTTCCCCGTGAGGGCAGGTACACCTCCAGGCAAACGTTTCCCCGGATTCGATTTCCATTTCGATCAACCTTTGTTTTGTTCAGCCAGATGTCGCCTTGGCGGATGCCTTGAAGGACTGCCTCTTTAACTTTCGATGTCGCCACATTCCACCAATGTGGATTAATGTTGACGCAACGCTTAACCCAAGGAAGCTCAGAGCGACTAGCGGTAACAAAATCCAGGATGTCAGGATGATTAAGATCCAGGTGACACACCACAGCACCGTTCTTATAAACACCACCACGTCGCAAGATTTCATTCAGTGTGGAGTAGATTTTGGCAAAGGAGACAGGGCCTGAAGCCACAAGACCTTTGCCATTTTCATCACCTTTCGGTCGGAGTTTGGATAGATGGACAGCCACGCCAGCTCCGTAGCGGAGAGCGTGGGAAACAAAACGCCAGGATGCTTCGATTCCATTTTCACCTTCCATAGTGTCTTCCACCACAAAGACAGTGCAGGAGACAGGTAGGCGGCTGGTGGGATCGTCAATCCAAGACTGCACTCGCCCAGTACGGGCGATAAGTTCTTTGGTAGCGGTAGACATTATTAAACGAGATCAGTAAGTACAGGTGGTTGGTAGTTAGGCCCTTTCAATACCTTGCCGTCTTCACGGCGTATGGGCTGACCATCTTCTCCAAGCTTGGTCATATTGCTTTTGTGTACACGATCAAGTGCTTCATCCAAATCCCAGCCAAGGTTGGCAGCGTATTGGAAGCAGACGTACACAAGGTCTGCCAGTTCTTTGAGGCACTCTTCAGAGTTACGCTTGAAATCGATGATTAGCTGTTGCTCGGCTTCCAGAAATTCTTTGAACTCCTCAACGATCAAAGTCTTCTGCCCAGTCCGTGAAGCTGGATTCGTACTGTCTTTGACCTGGAAACTTTTCCGGAACTCCTTCGCTTGGTCGCTGATAAAGGATTTCGTTTTCAAGCTCATTTTGTAGGTAGTGGATTGCTTTGCGGAGATCTTCTATGCGGGACTCTTTGTAACCCGCTCTTGCGATATATTTGATGGCGTTGCCAAGGTGGAAGTTTAGTCCTTGGTCCCGAATAAAGTCCCAGACTTGTATGGATCCTCGTCGGTAGTAGCTTGGGCCTGTGGTGTTGGTAGGGGCCATTTTTTAATCAGGTTAGAAACGTTGTTACCAAGGACAAAACATTGGCGCTGCAACGCAAGGAAGATGGTGATGATGTCTTCCTTGCGAGCGGATGGATCTTGAAGGGCATCTTCAATCTGCCGCATCTTGAACTCTTGCTCCATTGTCAGCTTGACTACTGGAGGAGGCGGTCCAAAGGATGGGTTGTTGATTGGTGAAATCGTAGTCATTTGCTTGAAGGATCTTTGCGAGTCTTGCGTTGATGAGCGCGACATCTTCCGAAAGATCTTTTTCAGCAAATGCCTTAACGACGGTCTCCCACGTTGCTCCATGTTCATCAAGTAAAGCAGCTGCTTTCTTGATACCAAGACCAGGTACGCCGGAGTATCCATCGGTTTGATCGCCCGCCATTGTCTGTATGTAATGCCAGCGTTCTCCATCTTCTTTTGTAATAGTCACTACTCCATCAGAAAGGTCGTACAGGTCGCCAGGAATCTGCCTCATGTCCTTATCAGGCGAGCAGATGATGTGGCCCTGTTCCTTGGTGGCATAGATGCCGATGGCATCGTCAGCCTCCAGTTGAGGCATGACAATTACTTGGTAATCTTCTTTGAGTTTATTGATGACCCTGCGATAACCGCACGGCTTCTTTCTGTTTCTATGTCCTTTATACGTTGGATCAATAGATTTACGAAAGTTGACAGAATCAGAAAAGAACAGAATAGAATCATCAAAACATCCAAGGTCTGAGGCGATGGAGAGAAGCTCCCGCTGGACCATGTTGTAGGCTTCGCTGAATCTGCTGGTGACAGTGATGACATCATCACCCCAGTCGATTTCTGATTCGTTGGCTGCACAGCACTTATAGACAATAAAGTCAGCATCGATCAACAGGCTCATTTGCCCTGCCCCCGACGTAGCTTCTTGGTTCCTTTTGGAAGGGATCGAGTTCCGTTACCTTGTTTGGTGTGTTTGAATTTTGATCGTGACTCAAACTGCTTCTTTGCTAACTGAGTCTTCGATTTGGTTTTGGGTGGCATCTACGTGAGTGGATAGGTAGTCTGTCAGTCTTTCTATTGCCTCGACTAATTGGGATTTGTTTGTCACTATTTTGCCTGCTATAACCTCGTCTATTATGTTATTTAGCTGGCATCCAACTGTTATATTCTCAATAGAATGGTCGCAGTTGCCTCCGATTCCATGACGACAAACCTCCCAGGTCTCCAGTGGTCTGCCTAAGAAACATTCAAGATTAAATCTTCCGGCAATTACCCTACACTTGTTTTTGTTCCCCAGCTGTGTTGCTACTTCTACGGGTAAGGCAATAGATTGCTTGGGTCGAAATTTTGCTCCACAATATGTATCTTGGAGCCTCCAGTATTTTGTTTTTATTGGTCTCCTACTACCGCTACCTTTTGTCCAGCAAGTCCATACGTCTCCGTTGGCTGAGGCTCCTATGTCCTCACAAGAAGGGTGCACATAAATATCAATGGGTATCACTCCATGTATTTCCGTGCCCAGACTCTGCAGCAATTGGGATTCGCAAGTTGTAGTAAAGACCCGCCTTAACTGCGGACTGCTCAAGTGTTTCTTTTAATTCTGTTATTAGGTCTTTGCCACATTCATATTGGAGTTCATCATGGCAAAAAAGTACTTGATGAGCTTTCCATTTA